AGCTCCACCCCGAGGCGCTTGAGGTACGCAGCGAACTTGTCGTTGGACATGAGCATCTCTTGCACCGCTGCCTCACCGCCCATACCGTGACCCAGATCGGCCATCAGGGTGCGCTTGCGGGTACGGACTTCTTCGAGGTGCTTCTCCAGCAGTGGCACGTCGAGTTCAATCACTGGGTCGGTGTACATCCTCAGCGTCTGATCAATCACCAACAACTCGCTGGATGGGAAGCCCACCTTGAGCTTGTCGAACAGTTGCTTGGTCATGTTCACATCGTTCTTGCAGTACTCACCGTACTGAGCGAGGTCAGCCTCAGTGAAGTCAGCCTTGCGCTTACCCAGTGCAGCCACCACCTCATCACCCTTCTTGCCCAGCCCGTAGTACGTCACCAGCTTGGCGAGTGAGCCACCCACAGTGACGTTGTGCAGCGGACGGGCCATGCCCAGAGTGTCCAGCCACAGCCTCGGGCTGATGCCGAAGTGCCACGACAGGATGGCCCCATCGAACGCTGTGTTGTGGCACAGGATGGCCCGCTTGCTGTAGTCCAGTGACTTGAGGAACTTGCCGGGATTGTCCCCGCTGTACCAGTCAGTGGGGTAGTCGTTGACCTTGACGCCCACTCCGATGATCTCGAACAGGGAACTGCGAACGTACTGCTCGGTGGTCATCTTCGACAGGGAGAAGTCCTTGTCGTAGTAGGTTTCAAAGTCGATGGTTACGATGTCCATTGCCATCACTCATCCTCCTCGGTTTCAGTGTGTTCCCCAATAAGTTGGTGCTTGACCACCTCCAGCACACCCAGCGCCAGCACCAGCGGTACAGACTCGTGGTACTTGTAGATGACCTCCAGTATTTCGTCTGTCATGCCTTGGGCCAGTGCCGTCTGGCTTGTCTTATGGTTGCTCATGTCAGTATCCTTTTCTTTGCTTTGATGGCGATCCAGATTGCTTTGGCTCGCTCGTCTTCCTGCACGAATCGCTCAACAAATTCCAGCATGGCATCCATCTTGGCGAACTTATCCTCGGTCAGCGTGATGCTGCCCATCTGGATGGATGCGTTGGCGTTCAGCGTCATGGTGTTGTCAGTGATGGTGACAGCAGGGGTGGTGTTAGATGCACTGATCGTGTAGTTGGGGTTACTCTGACTCATTGAGCACCTCAAGAAGTTTCTGGATGTAGTGCTGACCCTTTGCCACCTCGATAGGTGACTCGTCCTTGCTGCCCATGCGCATGATGTACTTCAGTGCGCCGCCTCGGTAGTAGCCAATCCGCTGGTCGCGGGGCCATGTGTCCACCACATCCCACGGCTGCACACCCATTGACTTGTAGTGGTCGCCCCCCACCTGCCTGTCCTTGGCTTGTCCCACAACAACTTGTGGCTCGTCGATCTGCGGGCCGAGTATCTCTGTAGCGTTGCGCTCTTGGTACTCGTGCATCGCTTGCTTGCGCAGCGTGTACACAGCGGGCAGTGCCATGCCATACTTCTCAGACACGACACGGGGCGTTGCCAGTGGGTGCTTGAGGAAGTGGTTGAGGACTTGCTGCTTCTTGGTAATCTTGCTCATTTCTATCTCCAAAAGGTTATGTAAAAGATGTTGAACACAAGCACGATCAGCGATACCACAGTCACGAGGACTATCAAAGCGTTACGTACTCGTGCTCTTAGGTTCACGGCTTCTTTTTCTTCGGTTGAATTACACGCACAACTTGTTCCAGTGTAGTAAAGCGATGCTCGTTGGCGCACTCATACCTGCGGTACGCTGCGTTGTTGGGGCGGCTACGGGTTTCCTTAACCTGCACCCATGTGTTGCACACTGGGCACTTCATAGGAACACCCCGAACTTCTGTCGGAGCGCCTTGCTATGTTCGCGGCATATCTCGTTCACGGCTTCGACTGTGCCCTCTACTGTAGGTTGCTTGCGTGGATTGAGGAACGTAACCTCAGCGGTCTTTACGAATCCAGTAAGTAGTTCCGGTGGAAATTGGTTGTCTCTGATACAAGTGTACAGCAATGTAACCCATCTGTCATGCGGCCATTGAGGTGCATCCCACCCCTGTTTACCCTTACGTTCTGCTGCAACTTGTTCACAGATAGTCTGTAGTACTCCGAGCTTGGCCCGCACCTTGATACCATACTTGAAACGGCGCAAGGAACGGAGCCAATGCTTACGCTTGGCTTCGTCGATCTTCATGTCAGAGTCCGAACTTGGCAGCAGTACTCAGGGCAGTAAGTTTGCCGATGTCAACATTGAGTACCACCTCGTTCTTGGTACGTTCCACGATCCTCCTGTGTGTGTCCTTGACATCCTCGGGGATCAACTCCCACAGGGGAGGCCATGCCTTGAGTGCCGGGGCCAGTGTGGAGTACGCCTCAGTTACCTTCTTGACCATATCAGCGAACTCTGTCTGTCGTTGTTTGACTATTGAAACACGCTGCTTGTACGCCACAACCTCTGCGTATAACTCAGCCCATACATGCTCATCGGTGAGTACGATACCATCGCTGTAGCTACGATCTCTCTTGGCAATGGCAGTAGTGACAAACACGTCGGGCCAAGGCAGGGGAGTCGCAAAGGTAAATTGCATATCACATCTGGCGTCACCCACCTGTTCGATACAAATTTTATCCACCATCTTGAACCATCCAGCAGGAACTTGCGAGATGATTGGCTTGACTTCGGCGAAGATGGTGTCGTAGATGCGCTGACCCCATGCGTTGTCGAGCTTCTGCTCTTTGGCCTTGGTGATGGCGGGTTCCATCTTAAATCGGGCATTGCGGATGATCTTCTCGATGAGTTCTTTGCTAAAACGTACTGTTGCCATGTAATTCTCCTTATTGAACGGGGTGTGTTTGAACGTACATGTTGTCCATCAGATGCATGGTCTGTGCCACCAGCATCGTCAGGAACTCCTTGTCACTTAGTTCAGAGTGCTTGCTGCACGAAGCCAGCAACGTAATCAGGGCATTGACCCCGACATCAAATTCCACTTCACTTTCATGCATCATGTCGTTGATCTTTGTGACCACAGCCATGACACGATTGTGGTACTCATCGGTTTGGAATTGGTTCATCTGTTGCGCTCCTTTAGTTTGATTTGTATGCGCTGAAACGCAACCAGATAATTCCCGCGCTCTGCAAGCTGACAGGCTTCCAAAAACTCCTCGTCCGTCAGCCCCACCCACGGGCGCTGTGCTGCGGGGGGCTGCGTGTAGAGAGGCCGTACTTCAGCATGAGTTCCTTTTAGCTTTGCCATTTCCTGCGCTTCCTCTTGCGTAAAAAACATATCGTGCAGATTGCCCTCAAACACTCCCCACGCCACAGGCTCTTGCTTTGGCGGGGCTGCGGGTTGTTGAACATCGTCAATCTCTCCACATTTGTAGCACTGCCACGCCCAACAACCTTTTTTGTTGTGACAAAAGCGACACGCCACAGGCTTCTGCACTGGCAGGGGTGGCTTTAACTTGTGGGCAGCAAGGCGAACTAGCTCTCTAGCCTCGTCTTGTTTATGTGAGTTTCCGCCGTCTTGCCAAGGCTTATATTCCGGCTGGCTGTGCCACGTTTCGTAAAGCGCTTTCGCTGCTGCCTCGGCATTAGCTGCCAACTGTCGGAGATAGGGGTTATCACTCTCCAGCGCCTCTAGCGCCTGCTGCATTGCTTCTCTGTTGCTCATGGTTGCTCCTTGATGCCGTGGGCGGCTTCGATGGCACGGGCAAATTTGTCCATGTGCGGATCGCCGCCGATGGTGCAGTTAGTCGCCAGCATCCATATTTCCTCATCCGTCAGCGGCTTACGCTGTGCCTCCAGTTCCTCGATCCTGTCTTGCAAAGCAAACAGCATCTCCCTAACCGGATCGGCCACGTTGTAGGCGTAGCACAGGTCTTGTAGTGTATGAATCACCTTCATCAGTTCATCTCCACCACTTCACCGAAGGGTGCAATGCCGGGGTCTGTCGTGACCCACAGCACTGGTGCATCGGGCTGATCACCGAAGCTGTTGCAGCACAGGTCAGTGAGGAACACGATGGCTACGGGGTTGATCCCAAGCTCGATGATCTTGTCGAAGACTGGTGCAAAGTCGGTGCCTCCACCGCCGTGAGGCTTGATGTCCAGATCGTCGTGCTGCTCGTAGCTCTCCACGTGGCTGACCTCACTGTCGAAGTACAGTACGTGGATACGCTCAGGCATCAGGTCTTCCTTGACCCGCTTGATCTCAGCAGCGAACTGGTTGACAGTCTTCTGGTCAATGGAGCCAGAGCAGTCCACAGCGAAGCACACCTCACCCATCTGCTCACCGCTGACACTGGGCAGGTACAGCCCTTGTGCAATGAAGCGGCGATTGAACCGGGCAAAGGATCGCTGATCTGTCCGTGCTTTGACGAGGAACTTTTGCAGCACCTCACGCCAGTCCACCTTGGGTTGCAGCACCTCATCCACAAGACGTTGCATGTTGGCAGACATCTTGCCCATCATCTTCGCTGCTTGCGCAGCTTGGGCCACCTTCACTTTCCATTCAGCTTGCTGTTGCTGCTGCTCGGCAGGGCTACCGTCACCATCCTCGCAGTCGTCCAGTGGGCCGCCGGGTTCACCAGCACCGGAGCCGCCGCTCTCATCCTGTTCTGGCAAGATGTTGTAGATGCCCTCACTGGTGCCGTGCCCAGCGTTGTAGATGTTGGCATCCAGCAAGCCGACCTTGGGCATCCGTCCGATACTCTCATCGGTCAACAGCTTGTTGATCACGTAGTCAGCGGCCATGTTCCAGCGTCTCCCTTGCCGCTCACCACGCCGGAAGTTGTGCTCCAGCATGGGATGGAAGCACTCGTGGGCAACGAGGAACTTGACCTCCTCATCGGTCAGGCTGTCCACGAACTCAGGGTTGAACTTGATCCGCTTGCCGTTGGTGGCAGCGGTCTTGATGCTCTCGTCGAACTCGAAGGGCATACTCAGGGCAATGGTGCCCACAAAGGGATGCTCCAAGATCAGAGCAGTCTTGGCTTTCGCCAGCTTGGTGGTCAGCTTCTTCATGTCAATGGTTGCAGTTGTCATTGTGTTACTCCAAAAATAAGTCCTACCAGATACCCCAGTGTGAATGCCACCATCGGGTGGCAAATGATCTTGATCAGTCTCTCCATCACAGTGCTCCCATGAAGGCACCCATCTTGTCCATGATGGCCTTCGCTTCAGCGGCAGTGTCACGCCGCAGATCAGGATCGTTACGCAGTGCCTCGGGGTGCTTGATCAGTGATGCCTCAACCTGCTGCCGCATGGCTTCCAAGTTGGGGTCATCGCTGAAGTTCAGCCTCGGCAACAGCGCACAGATTTCTCGGGTGTTCTCCAGCATCGAGTCACGGAAAATCGCCTTGGGATCAGCCAGCTTCTCAGCCATGTGCTTGACCCGTTCGTACAGCCTGTTCCACACATCCTTCAGCGCCGTCTGCTCCGCATCCTTCACACGTCTCTCAACATCCTGCTGGATGCGTGTCAGTTCCTCGCTGCCGATGGCAACCCGGAAGTCGCTGCTCGGCACCGGGAACACAGCCATGTCCATGTGGAACTTGTGCCGCAACTCAAGCACTGGTGGGTAGTCCGAGTGGTCGTAGAGACTACCAAGAATC